GTACCATTGAATATGCTACATTTATGAATGGGTTTGTTGATAAAACAAAAGAATATTTTACAGCAACTCTTAATATGATGAATGATGTGTTGTTGAATTACAATTATGGTGTTTTATCATTAATAAGTTCTTCATCAGATAAAAATATTGGTTATAACACGGGTAACTTTAATGGTGTTGATACAACTATTTTTGGTAAACCATTAAAGACTGAAGAATATATCAGAGAATCATTTAACGAATTTGAAAAGAATATTGATAATGGTGAGTTATCAATATTTAACACATTCAATAATACACCAACAGTTACTGCAGCACAAGTAAGATTATTTAAGAAAAATTATAAAAACTATTTAAACAATGGTTATAAAACTAATTTCTCTTCGGAACTAACTAGTATTGTTAATACTTTAGTACAAGTAGAACAAGATTATGTTTATAATGTTGACAGACTTAATTTTGTTACTGAAGGTAGTGGGGATGGTAAAGATGGTAAAATAAATGATAAAGGTATTGCGCAAATTTTTAGTACCACAGGAACTACTGAATCTATAAATGGTAAAAATACTTTAACATCATTGAGAGATGATTATGCAACAGTATCTACAGATGTAAATGACTTTTTAACATCATTAACAACATCAAATGTTTATTCATCTGACGCATACCAAGTAAAAAGTCCTGGCTCATTTACTCCACCGTCATCATTCAATGGACAGTTAAGTAATCAATATGAAGAAAGAGAATATTTGTTAATGTCTAGAGCTTTATCTCAAAAAAACAGACAAGATTTTGTAAACAAACTTATTGAAGGTTTAGATATTACAACATCAAATATTGTTAGAAAACAATATGAAGATGATAATTCAAAATTATATGATAAATTAAATGCGAGTGGATTACAATTAGTATCGGCATATAGAACAAGTCCTAATGGTAAAAAATATTTAGAATATACACCATCTTTTGGTACAACTCAAACAAGAATTACATTAGCTTCTGAAAATACAGAAGCATCTAATGATGTTAAAAAGACATTACAAAATATATATTCTGGTAAAAACGATTCAAACAAAACTGAACCATATAACTTTAAGAGTAAGTTTAACTAATGGATGCATATTATAATAGATACCAACAATTTTTAATTAACGGTGAACAAACTGTTGTTCCCTTTACGCCATTACCATCAAAGACTTCAGACCAAAGATACATTTATAGAACGGGTTTTAGTAGATTAGATAAAGTTTCACAACAATACTATGGTTCACCTTTATTTGGTTGGTTAATTCTACAAGCAAACCCTGAATACGGTGGTTTAGAGTGGAATATACCTAACAATTCTATATTGACAATACCATATCCGCTTATATCTTCATTACAGGATTATAAAAACGGATTGGATAATTATTTCTTCTATTATGGCAGGTAACGAATTTAATACTAATGATGACATATTTGTTGACTTCGATTACCAAAACATTGTTTTAGTTGACCCAAACAAAACAGTAAATTTAGACGGTACGGTAAGAGAAAGACAAATACACCATGAAAATTTGGTGATGTATGCGAATTTAGAAGCAAAAATGCTTCCAAGAACTAAACTTGCCGTTGGACAGTCTTTGTTGGACCCAATACAAACAACACCAATCGCATCTATTAATTTCTTAAGACCCGGAGGTAAAACAACATTAGATAACAAATATCTTGATGAGATTACGGGTTTAAATTCTGTTAGTGGAAAAGGAACAAACCAACCAGGACGTAGTATTAGAAGTGAAAGTAAACCTGACGATTTTTATATCACACAAAATACTTTAAACAGACAAGACACTGGATTATTAGGTATTGAATCAATTAGGGTTGAGAATACTAGAAGTATGACACCAACTGTTGATATGGTGTTAATAGATACACAAGGAAGGGCTTTATTTGAAAAAGGTGAAAATTCTGAATACGCGGCATTCTTCAATCTACCATATCCTACATTTTACCTGACTCTTAAAGGTTATTATGGTAAGGCGATTAGATATCAATTAATATTGACTAAGTTTTCAGCTGCGTTTGAAGGTAATACAGGAAACTATAGAATTAATTTAAAATTTTATTCATACAAATATACTATATTAGCCGAATCTCAGGTAGGTGCATTATTTGCAACACCATATATGTACCCAACCGATTTTAGAGTTAACTCTACATCACCTCAAACAGGTCAAGTAAATGCTAGTTTGTCAAGTAATGGTAATACTACAACACAAACACAAAGTATTAGAACCACAAAAGGATATCAAACAATTAAAGATGTTTATAAAAGATATAAATCTGAAGGGTTAATATCACCTGACTTACCTGAGTTATCGTTTCCTGAGTTAAGAGCGAGACTTGAGGCATTAGAAAAAAACTTACAAATAAGTTTTGGCCAAGCCGATTTTACACCATTATCTGATGTTGAGACTTATTTCAAATTACTAACAAAATTACGAGATGATGTTACTGGTAGTGATGGTTGGTTTTCAAAATACATTGACCCAGACAAACAATTTGTTTTAAATTCATCATTAGTTGATGGACAACAAGGTGTTATAACTTATATCTTTAATGAGAAGACAAGAAAGGACCCACAATTAAGAACTGATGCTTATAATCAATTAAAAGAATTGGTTCTTAGTTATAAGACTGATTTAGAAAAAAATAAAACGTTGGGTTTAGGTGGTAGCTTCACAATTGAAAATCAAAAAACTGATTCTGAAATTAAAGAAATTAATAATCTTATAGTTAACATATCACCACCAAATTCAATACAACCTGATGTTGTTAGAAAAGTTATAACAGCACAAGAGATTAATTGGTTTGAAACATTTGTATTAAGAAATAAAAGAGAACCTGTAAATGGTGAAGAGAACATATTGGCACTACAGGAATCAATTTTCTTTCAATCAATAGCTTCAACTGACTCAAGCAACTCAATTGTATTTCCAACATATAATTTTGTTTTTGAAGGTAAAAATAATTTCTCAGGAATTATTGATAAAATTTTTGGTGAAATATCACAAAAAAAAGAAATAATTGTTACAAAATTAAGTGAGTTTTTATCTAAAAAGATAGAAGGTGATGATGGTTTAGGATTTAAACCAACATTAAGAAATATTATGGCAATGATATTCGCATCAGTAGAAGCGTTTTATAGATTAATGGATGATGTTCACTCACAGGCTTGGTCTCAAAGATTGAATCCAATTAGAAAAAGAGCCGTATATGATGACAGTAAAACTTCAGTAAGTTCTGACAGTAAAGATTTGGTACAAAGAGCGTCAAATAATTCTCTTGCAGGAATACCTGTTTATCCTTGGCCTCAATATTTCGTAGAAACAAATTCAGAAAATGGTGAACAATTTGAATTAAGATATCCTGGTGACCCTAGAGAAATTGGTAGAACAAGAGCCAACAATTTTGAGGTTTGGCCTGAAGTACAGTTTGTTGAAGAATATATTAGAGGATTGGCTCAAAGAGCTAATATTGAGACAGGACCTTCAGATGGACAAAACGAACAAAGAACTATCAAAAGACTATCAGTAAATGCTGTGGATTTCCCAATGACGAATTCACCATATAGTGATTATGATAGTGTTAAGTTCTTATATGAAATATATGAAAGAGTTCTATTATCAGCCTATTACGACAGAATTTTAAAACCAAACTCAAAAGAATTTTCAGTTTTAAATACACTATCCGATATTGAAACAACCAACATTGTTGAATCTTTAAATTCAACAAGTCCATTTTTAACTAATTTCTTAAAAAACACACCACTTAATAGTTCAAACATTTTAATACTATTAAGACAAGCATCTAACGATGGTACAGGAACTAGTTGGCAACAATTTATCGAGGGTGTTTTTACATCATCTTATTTAAGAAGAATAACCGACCAAGACTTTTCAATTTTAGATAATTCTTTTATCCAACCTCAGTCTATATCAACATCATTAAAAGTAGATACATTAGCCAAGTTAGAAGAATATGTTAAGTCAACAAAATCAAGTGAGAATGACATAACGGATTTATATCCTTTTATTAGTAATAGTTGGGCAACAAATAATTTGGCTAATTATGTTGAAAGTGTTGACAGATATGAGACTACTAAAAGTTTGTTTGTTAATAATCAAAAAAGATTTATAACAAATTATCAAAGCCCTGAATCCCAAACAGAAAACAGACCATACATTAATGGTTCCTTTTTATCTGCGGGATTAACTACCACACAGATAAATAGTTTAGAACAACAACAATTTGGTGACTTCTATAGTCAAAGACGAGGACTTTTTGGTTTAAATTATTTTATAACAGAAGGTCCCGTAAACTATATTAACACTGAACGTGATTTGGTTTCAAATTTACAAACCACATCAATGTTGAACACACCTATGTTTATAAACGCTTTTCATGAGGGAGTTCAATTGGATAGAACAAATGGTGACCCATACCCGTATGTTAAAGCGTCTTATCTATTGTTAAACTCGTTACCATTTTCAACCTTAAGGGAGAAATACAAAACAATTACTGCTCCTGAATCAGCTGAAGCCGAGGTTAGTTTGGATTATATGTTTGCAACATTAACCAAATTTGGTGGTGTACATAAATTACCTTACGCTTGGATTTTAAAATATGGTTCTATTTGGCATAGATATAAAAAATATATTGAAACAGGTGTTGATATATTAGATTCGGTTTGGACTAATTTACCGGCAAATAATTACTACAGCCCAACAAGTGGTTTAACGGGTGTTTATACTTTTAACACTAATTCAGGTACAACAAACACTGTTTATGGTCAAGTAAATCTTACCGATAGTAGTCAAACCCAAACAGTTATGAATATGGGATTTTATCCTGTATTAATTAACGATACTTTCTTCTTTGTTACAGGACAAGATTTGTTGACATCATACGATAATACTAATATTCAAAAGGCAATCGATGAAGGGTTGGTTGTTGGAACTATAAAAAATTCATCAATACAATACGCACCTGGTTTTGACACCAAAGCACCAAATAGATTATTGAATTACAATAGTTGGTTCACAACATTTAACACCGAAAACTCACCCAAATTTAAATCATCATTAAATCAAAAAACATTAGTATTTCCGAGCTTTGGTTCTGAATACAATCAAGTAAATCAAGAATGTTTTTTAAATAACACACTTCAAATTGAAGTCACTGGAAACACTTCATTGTACAATGGTTCCGCAAGAATGTTTTGGGCGGCACCAAATTACGGTTACTTTGAATTATCAAGTGTAACCAAACCAGCGTATAATGAATACTTTAAAGAAATTTATTCTAATACACAAGCACAAGAACCTTTTAAATTAGGACAAAAATATTCAAACATTGAAGATATGTTTGGTGTGTTTAAAACAGAAATATTAGATGCTTTTGAAACTGAATTTTTAAATTTTTCTAAATCATTTAACGATATTAGTTCTGAAGGTATTACCGAAGGAACATTTGTTAATAGAAACTTCCAATCACTATTAACAAATGCATTGGCAATTAATAAAGTTGAATTAACTGAAAATAGTGACAATTATACCAAAAATGTTGCGGATTTACAGATGAAAAATTTAACAACATTATTAAAACAATTTATAAATTATGATGTTGTATTCAGATTCGGAAACCCAAGTAATTTTAATAAAAAATTATTTGTGACTTTTACAACAAACCCTGAATATAACATTTACAGTAAATATACATGGGAACCTTACATCCAAAACACGTTACCAACCCAAACAGGTACAATTACATATGCACAATCATACTTAATTAATCCAGACGCTTGGAAAGCGATGTATACATATGTTGGTTTTGGTACTGAATCTGGTATGACGTATAGTAATAATGGTAGTTATTACACAGACTTTTTTGTTGATGCAAATATGGAATTCTCTACTGAAAATGTAAAAACATTTGCACCAATCATTAAAATGTATGGTACTCAAAAGTTGTTAAATAACGGTAATTACACATATTCACAATTTAAAACAGACATTGATAGTTATTACACACAAAATAACACATCACTAAATGAAGTCTTCAATCAGTTAGCGGGTAACCTATCTAAAAGATTAGAATCCTACACTGTAGTTGCCGACAAACCGATACTGTCCGCCATAGACGGAATACAACCAAAAATTGAATTATATGAAGCATTCAAATCATTCAACGATAAATGGATTGCGGGTGGTGAATTCAGAGACAGAACATTATTCCAAGACGTTTTGTTTTTAGATAGAGCAAACAGAGATATTGGAGATAAAGTCTATGTTGATGTTTTTAAACTGAAAGATTTCTTCTCAGGTTCAACATCCATGGACACAAGAATTATTGATTTTGTTAGTAGAATCATTGCTGACAATAAATTTATTATGATGCCATTACCGGCTTATATGAATTTTTGGGGTGTTGGTGATGTTAAACAAGGAGTAACTCCAAATGCTGAAAAATCATCCGAATTAGCCAACTCATTATTCGGAACATTTTTAGATGTTGATTATCGAGATTCACAACCAAAATTAGTTTGTTATTACGCAGGTAAACCAAGTGAACACTTGGATATGAGAGAAAATGCGGATTACAGATGGAGAACAGATGCCTTTGATTTAACAAGGATTTCTGATATGCCGTTAGTTGATAAATTACAAAATAAAACAGATTGGGCACAATCTAATAAAGTAGTTGGATTTAATGTTGATTTTGGCACAAGAAACCAATCTATATTTTACAGTATTAACTTAGAACAAAATACAGCTGCGGCAACTACTGAGGCGAACCAAGTGGTAACCAACATGGCTAATAGAGCTGGTGGTAGACCAACAAACAACCAAAACGTTTCATTGTATAACCTATATAAAAATAGAAGTTATGAATGTCGAGTTGAGGCGATGGGTAATGTGATGATACAACCAACCATGTATTTTAATTTAAGATATGTTCCAATGTTCAGAGGTCCATATATGATACAATCGGTAACACATAGTATTGATGGTGGACAATTCAGAACATTCTTTACAGGTGTTAGAATGCCTGTTTATTCATTACCACTAATTGAACAACAGTTAATATCAATCAATCAAAATTTATTAGGTGAGTTAGTACAAAATATTAGAAGATTAAGAGAGACTGAAGCAACAGGTGCTCAGCCAGCAGTTAATACAATTACAATTGGAAACTCGATTCAAACAAACGTCAAATACTCACCATCATTTCCATCTGAATGTTTTGCGGATATCCAAGCGGCAAATACATCATATCAAAGATTTATCGGTGTTGAAAACACACAACAGAACATCACATTTAGTGATTTATGTTCTTTAATTGGTCAAAACGCTACGACAGACCAATTAAAAGCTGCAATATTTTTCATATCATATATTAACGGACATGACGACAATAAAGTATACACATTTAACAATGACTTGGGAGGAACCCCATTAGGTGGTTTACCATTCCCACAAATATCGTATGGGGGTAGAGAAATATACTTTAAAAAAGAATTTGCGTGTAAGACAAACCAAGCCGGAACAACACAACCATATGCAATTTTTGAGTCATATGAGAACTCTGTTAAATTTATTAGAGATTATTTTTCACCAAATGGTAGTACCAACACAGGTATTTTATACTCAAGACCTGAATACGATTGGAAAGATAGAGCAAGATATGCTCTTGCATTAACAGATATTTACATAAGATGGTGGCCACAACAAAGAACTACCGAAGAAGCTGATAGATGGATAAAAACAAATCCAACATCTGTAGAAAAAATAAGAAAGAGTGCTGAAAGAGCAATTGAAATTGCTATACAAAATAAACTAATTAATATATCTTAAAAACTTACTATAGTTAAAGATATTTATATTAAAACAAATTATGGACATTAAAACACATTTGGACGCCTATCTTGGTAAAAACTCAAGATACACAGAAAAAAATACTGGTAACGGATATACCGAAGTATGTGACTTAAATACAGGTGATTGTTATACAGTTAGAGATAGAGATGGTTTAATTGAAAGAGTTGATAACACACTTAAAACAAATAAACGTGTACAAGTTGAAACACCTAATGGTGTTAAACAACTTTTAAATGGATAAAGAAATGAGTATAGATTCTAAAATAATACAAGAAATTAAAAGACATAATTCAATAAATAATTATATCTTAGAACAAGACGCTGCGGCACCAGCTGACCCATTGGCGGCACCCGCTGACCCATTGGCAGCACCCGCTGACGCGGCGGCTACCCCACCAGCGACTGACCCAACATTAGGAGCTGCGGCAACTCCAACACCTGAAGTTATTGATACCGCAACAGATACTGAGGTTGAAAAAATTGGTGACGATGGTAAATCAGAAGAAAGTTCTTCAGAATCTCAAAGTGAGGAATTGGATATAACAGATTTGGTTAATTCTCAAAAAAATATAGAATCTAAACAAGAAGAATATTTTGATATGATGTTTAAGCAAATTGAAAACCTTCAAAGTAAGTTAAATGCTATGGACGATGTTTTCAATAAATTAAACTCAATGGAGGAAAAGATTGAAAAATACAGACCTAAAACACCACAAGAAAAGTTAGAATTAAGAACATTAGATAGTGGACCATTTCATCAAAAACTTTCAGATTTTTTCCAAGATAAACAAGAAGATTTACAAAAAGCTGGAAAAAATGAATACGTTTTAACTTCAGACGAAGTTGAACAAATAGTACCATCTGACGTAAAAAAATCTTTTGATAATTACGGAACCGAACCTACGGGAACTTCATTTAAAATGGGTTAAAAAATATAAACCCTAATTGATTTTTGATTTTTTTTTACTATATTATAAGGGTCATACTTGACCCTTTTTTTATTTACATTGGTGATAATTTGACGGAATAAACATTTTAAACTATAATTAGATAATTAACTTTAACAAAACAATTATGATGAGTTCACTTGACGCAGTACTGGCACAGTACGAAAAAAACACACAGTCTTACGGAGACAGTAACAAAATGTCCCAAGAGGAAAGAATGAAGAAGTATTTCGCTTGTATTCTTCCACAAGGTCAATCACAAGGACAACGTAGAGTACGTATCCTTCCAACTAAAGATGGTTCTTCACCATTTAAAGAAGTATGGTACCATGAACTTCAAGTAGGTGGTAAATGGCAAAAATTTTATGACCCAGGTAAGAATGACAACGAACGTTCACCTTTGAATGAGGTATATGAAGAGTTGATGTCAACTGGTAAAGAGTCTGACAAAGAATTGGCTAAACAATATAAATCACGTAAATTCTACATCGTAAAAGTTGTTGACCGTGATGCAGAAGAAGAAGGTGTTAAATTTTGGAGATTTAAACACAACTATAAGAACGAGGGTATCTTAGATAAGATTATTCCAATTTGGAGACAAAAAGGTGATATCACCGACCCTGATAAAGGTAGAGACCTTATCATTCAATTGGTAAAATCAAAAACCCCTGGCGGTAAAGATTATACCACAATCCAAACAATCATGCACGATGACCCAGCATCTCTTCATGAAAATGCTGATGTTATGAAAGAATGGTTGGCAGACGAATTAACTTGGAGTGATGTTTACTCTAAAAAACCTGTAGAATATTTGGAAGCTATTGCTCGTGGTGAAGAACCTCGTTGGGATAGTGAAACAGGTAAATATGTTTACGGAGATGAGGCATTATTTTCTATGGGTGGTGCAAAAACAGAAACACCTGTAGACCCACAGATGAATGCTGAACCTGACGAAGATTTACCATTCTAATTTAACCGAGCATGGACACTTGCATAGACACAGTGTCCATGCTCTTTTTATTTAAAAAACAACATATAGACAATGGCAATTAAAAAAAATAACGACTTTGGGTCAATTAAGAAAAAATTCTCAACATCCGCAAAATATAAACCACAAAGGTATCTTGATTTAGGAAAAGATTTCTTGGATGCTGTAGGACTTCCTGGTCCTGCAATTGGTCACTTGAATATGTTCTTGGGTCACTCTGATACGGGTAAAACAACAGGTGCTGTTAAAGCCGCAGTTGCTGCTCAAAAAATGGGTATTCTTCCTGTATTTATTATTACAGAACAAAAGTGGAGTTTTGACCACGCTAAACTAATGGGGTTTGAGTGTGAAGAGGTTGTTGATGAAGAAACAGGTGAAATGGATTGGGATGGATTTTTTATCTTTAACAACAATTTTAGTTATATCGAACAAATCACCGATTACATCAATGAACTATTGGATGCACAAGAAAAAGGTGAGTTAGATTATAGTTTGTGTTTTATTTGGGATTCAGTAGGTTCTGTTCCTTGTAAAATGACATACGAGGGTAAAGGTGGTAAACAACACAATGCCGCAGTATTAGCTGACAAGATTGGTATGGGTATTAACCAAAGAATTTCAGGTTCAAGAAAATCAGATTCTAAACATGAAAATACCTTAATCATTATCAATCAACCATGGGTTGAATTACCTGACAATCCATTTGGTCAACCAAAGATTAAAGCTAAAGGTGGTGAAGCAATTTGGTTGAATTCATCATTGGTTTTCTTATTTGGAAATCAAAAAGGTGCGGGAACAAATAAAATTTCTGCAACAAAAGACAAAAGAACTGTTAAATTTGCAATAAGAACAAAAGTATCAGTTTTGAAAAATCACATCAATGGGTTGGGTTATGAGGACGGTAAGATTATCGTTACACCACACGGATTCTTGGCGGGTAAAGACGCAGCTGAAGAAAAAGTGTCTATTGAATCGTACAAAAAAGAATATGCTGAGTATTGGAAAGAAATTATTGGAGTTGATGGTGATTTTGATTTGAAGGAAGAGGTAGAACAAGCTTAATAAATTTATTGTGAAGACACTTTTAGTAGATGGAGATAACTTATTTAAAATTGGGTTCCACGGAGTTAGAGACTTATTCGTTGAAGGAAACCACATCGGAGGAATATTCCATTTCCTCAACGCTCTACGAAAACAAGTGGACGAGCACAATTATGACAGGGTTATCGTTTTTTGGGATGGTGACGACAATGCCGAACCAAGACGTAAGATATATCCTAACTACAAATTAAATCGTAGACAAGATATGAACGAGTTCAAACTCGAATCATATCACGAACAAAAACAGAGAATCAAAGAATATCTTGAGGAGTGCTTTGTAAGGCAAATAAAGGTCACCGCTTGTGAGGCGGATGACCTTATTGCCTACTATTGTAGTCTTGACAAAAACGAGACAAAAGTAATTTTTTCTGCGGACAAAGATTACCTACAATTGATAGATAAAAATACTTCAATATACTCACCAATCGCTAAAATAACTTATAAGTTAGGTGATAAAGTTAAGATTGGTAGTCACGAGTTTCCACATTATAATATTATGACAATCAAAGTGTTGACAGGTGATAAATCTGACAACATTAATGGTATCTATCGTTTGGGTGATAAAACATTAGTTAAACTGTTTCCTGAGATACTTGATTCGGAGATTTCTTATGAGTATATTTTGTCTAAATCGAGACAACTTTTAGAACAAGACGAAAAAAACACAACACTTAAAAACATTATCAGTGGAAAAACAAAAGACGGAGAATTCGGTGAAGAATTCTACAAAACGAACAAAATTATCGTGGACCTTCAGAATCCAATTATTTCTGATGAAGGTAAGTCAGTGGTTGAACAATATTATTCCGATACGTTAGACCCCGAAGGTAGGGGATACAAAAACCTTATTCGTATGATGATGAAGGATGGATTCTTCAAATACCTCGGTAAGAGTGATGATGAGTTTATTAGATTCATCAATCCATTTATGAAATTAACAAGAAAAGAAAAAAGACAATTTAAAAACAACAATTAAACAATAAAAATATGAAAGAAGTAGATGTAATTAAGATGGAGTTTTTGATAACTCTAAACAACAACATTGTAATCCAACGTTACTTTAACGTTCGTGGGTACAATCCAACAGCTCGAGCATCAATGGAACTTTACCATTACTTGAGATACTTTGTTGAGAATTTTGCTTACGACCAAAAGATGCGTTCAGTAAGTTATTTGATGGACAATGAATATGAGATTGCTGAAGACCCAAGTATCTTGGAAACATCAAATACAGATGGTCCTGAGACTTTTAATTTCTATATTAAAGTCGGAGAGCAGACAATTTGTCATAGAGTGTTGGATGCGAAAGTTTTCCCTCCAAAAATAAGATACACCGTAGATATACGCCAGCAAGTAAAAACTGTACTTAAGGACCTAACTGACATTTTTTCAGCTGAAAATTTTACAACTGAATACATGAACTATAGCCTTGTTTAAGGTATTTATCAGAACAGCTAAAACAGGAGAATTAAATTATGTCAAACAAGAATTTCGAATACCTAGGAAATACATTTCAAATACAACTTTTAAACCAAATTATACTAGACAAGGACTTCGCACATTCTATCATTGATGTAATTGAACCAACTCACTTTGAGAACAAATATTTCAAAACCTTACTTCAATTAGTTAAGGAATATTATTCAAAATACGATTGTACTCCATCTTTTGAAACTCTATCACAAATGGTAAAAAGTGAGTTTCCTCAGGAGTTGATGTTAAAGATTTTGAATGATACTATCAAACAAATCCAAAACGCACCAACTGAAGGTTCGTCATTTGTACAAGAGAAATCTTTAAAGTTTTGTAAACAACAAGAACTACAAAAAGCTATTACCAAATCACAAAAGATTTTGGATAGTGGTGAGTTCGAGAATTACGATAAGTTAGAAGAACTTGTAAGAGCGGCACTTCAAGTTGGTGAAACTGGTAACAAAATTGAAGACGTATTTAACAATTTAGATGACGTATTGAATGAAGACTTTCGTCATCCAGTACCTATGGGAATTACAGGTATTGATAGACTGTTAAAAGGTGGTTTAGCTAAGGGAGAATTAGGTGTTATATTAGCACCAACAGGTGTGGGTAAAACAACAATTCTTTCTAAAATTGCCAATACAGCATTTAATAATGGATACAATGTCCTCCAATTATTCTTCGAAGACAATCCAAAAGTAATCCAAAGAAAACACTTTACGATGTGGACAGGTATTGCACCTGATGAATTACCAAATCATCGTGATGAAGTTTTAGAAAAGGCACGACAGGTTAAAGAGGAAATGACTAATAAGTTATTTCTAAAAAAGTTACCATCAGACCAATACACCATGACTCAAATTAAAAACATGGTTCGTAAAATGGTTGCGGATGGACACCGTATTGACGTGATAGTATTAGATTATATTGACTGTATTGTTCCCGATAGAAATTTGGGTGATGAGTGGAAAAGTGAAGGTTCAGTTATGCGTGGTTATGAAGCTATGTGTCACGAATTAGGGGTTGTTGGATGGACAGCAACACAGGGTAACAGAAGCTCTATATCTTCTGAGGTTGTTACCACCGACCAAATGGGTGGTTCTATTAAAAAAGCACAAGTAGGTCACGTTATCATTTCCGTGGCTAAAACACTACAACAAAAAGAAATGAACTTAGCAACCATTGCAATTACCAAGTCTCGTGTTGGTAAAGATGGTGTTATTTTTGAAAACTGTAAGTTTAATAATGAGTTATTAGACATTGACACTGAAAGTTCAGTTACTTTCTTAGGATTTGAAGAAAAGAAAGAAGAACAAAAACGTGACAGAATTAAAGAACTTATGGAAAGAAGAAAAGAACGAGAACAAGTACAAAATTAAATAAATTTATTAAAAGTAATAAAATGGATAACCTAGTTGATATGGTATTGAAAGAGCACCGCTATGTAATAAAAAGAAGTGGTGACAAAGTAATATTTGAGGCAGACAAAATCAAAAATGCGATTTTAAAGGCTATGGGGAGCGTTGGTAAAGTAGACGTTGAGATGGCAGAAAAGATTGCAAGATTGGTTAAGAAAAGTATCTTTAGAGAAGATAAAGAAAGAATTCCACATGTTGATGAAATTCATGATACAGTGGAGAATAAACTTATGGATAATGGTTTGAATGATGTTGCTAAAGAGTATATTATTTATCGTTCAAAACACCAACCAAATATATTCACAAAAAGAATTAGTTTAAAACCATACGAATATCCTGATTTGGTATCTTATGTTGATGCAATCAGACACTCGTATTGGGTTCACACTGAATTTAATTTCACATCAGATATACAAGATTTTAAAGTTCATTTGAGTGAGAAAGAACAAAGTGCTGTACAAAGAGCTATGTTAGCTATTTCACA